CCCTGGCCCTGCGCCAACTTCTTCTTCAGGTCGGTGATGGGTGACCCGGCAACGAACGACAAGGGCGGTGATCTGTTCAGCGAGGACGGCAAGCAGTGCTATCGCCGCGTGATCCGCATCCGTGCCGAGGACAGCCCCAACGTTCGATTGGCTCAAGCCGAGAAGGCGAAGGGTCTGGAGCCGAGCGGTCGCACGATCATTCCCGGAGTCAAGGGTTACGCGACGTACCTCAAAGATCGCAAGACGTGGGACCGCATCCAGCAGACGGTCTCTCTGGACGCCGAGTTCTACCTGGGTGCGGAGCAGTACCTGTTTCCCCGTGAGTGGGTTGCTGCGGCTGTCAGCTATGCTGAGGAGGTACTAGGGGGACGGGGCGGTGCTAGGACGATGGGTGTTGACGTAGGTGAGGGAGGAGACAGCACGGTCTGGACGGTCATCGACAACGTGGGAATCTTGCACCAGCTGGCGATGAAGACCCCGGACACCTCGGTGATTGCGGGCAGGACGATGCAGCTGATGAGGGACTGGAACATCAAAGCAGAGTCGGTCTTGTTCGACCGTGGGGGCGGCGGCAAGCAGCATGCCGACTACTTGAGGACGAAGGGCTACGCCGTACGGACGGTGGGATTCGGCGAGGCAGCGACCGACCCCAAGATGCTCAGCCGCAGCCGCACGATCCGTGAGAAGCTCCAGGACCGTGAGATGTCCTATGTCTTCAAGAACCGACGAGCGGAGATGTTCTGGATGGTCCGCCTGTTGATCGATCCGGTGAACGGTAGCAGGTTTGCCATCCCTGGAAAATACAGCGAGCTCCTGCGTCAGATGCGGCCAATTCCTCTGCAGTTCGACACGGAGGGGCGCATCAAGATCCCCCCGAAGAACAAGCGCAGTCCGAACAGTACGGAGGTCACGTTGACGGAGCTGTTGGGGAACAGCCCTGACGAGTTGGACTCGCTGGCCCTGGCGGCGTTCGGGCATTTTTATCCTTCGACGAGGAGAAAGGCGAGGGTGTTCGCATGAGAGGATTCGCGAAGGGCAAGCAGCCACGCATCGACGTGATCGCCGAGTGGATCAAGGAAGACAAGTTGTGGAGGGTGGTTCACAGGAACCACGTGAGGTACGTGCCGAGAAAAAGGCAGATCAGTTTTTACTACCAAGGACAATCCATCCTGTACATCGGGAGGGGGAGATAATCATGGCCAAAGCCAGGGGAAGCAACGGTCGCTTCGTCAGCAGCAAGCAGGCTGAGCTGGGACAGCGCATGGTCGCTGCGGCGCATGAGTTGAACGGGCTCGTTGCCAACGCCACGCTGACGAGGACGAACCTCATACGACGCTTGCTGGACGAGCGGCGAGACATCGACGACGAGTGCGGCTATCCGAAGGACGTGACCGCAGCTCAGTACAAGATCCTATACGACCGCGAGAGCATCGCCACGCGGGTGGTTCAGGTCTGGCCCAAGGAGTGCTGGAAGGTGCTGCCGTCCGTCTACGAGGACGAAGACCCCAACACGGAGACCACGTTCGAGGCGGCCTGGAAGGAGCTGGGCAAGTCGCTGCGGGGCGACTCCTGGTATGAGGGGGAGGAAGGAAATCCCGTCTGGGAGTTCTTGTACCGCATCGACGAGCTGAGCGGCATCGGGGCGTACGGAGTGCTGCTGATCGGGTTCAACGACGGTGAGGACATGTCGCAGCCAGTCGTGCCCCGCGAGGGAATGGAGGTCTTGTACATCAGAGCGTTTGACGAGTCTCTGGTCGACATCGGCAGCTACGAGATGGACCGCGCTTCGCCCCGCTACGGCTGGCCCAACAAGTACACCGTGACGCTGAACGACCCCAACGACCAGCTGAGCGGAAGCGGCACCGGACTCCAATTGGCAACGATTGACGTCCACTGGTCGCGGATCATTCACGTAGCGGACAACCTCGGTAGTAGTGAAATATTTGGAGTGCCCCGCATTCGTCCTGTCTACAACCGCTGCTCCGACCTCCGCAAGCTGTACGGAGGTAGTGCCGAGATGTTCTGGCAGGGCGCCTTTCCGGGGATCTCGTTCGAGCAGATGCCGCAGGCCGCAGACATCGAGGTCGGTGACGACATGCGCGAGGCGATCGAGAAGTACATGAATTCACTCCAAAGGTACATCGCCCTGGAGGGGTTTTCGGCCAAGTCGCTGGCCCCGCAGGTTGCCGATCCTTCGGCCCACATCGACAAAGAGATCGAGGCCATCTGCATTCAGCTCGCCATTCCGAAGCGCATCTTCATGGGCAGCGAGCGGGGAGAGCTGGCGAGCGGTCAGGATGATGACACGTGGAACGACCGCGTGGCGTTTCGGCAGAACCGCTACGTGACGCCGCGAATCATCGTGCCGTTCATCGACCGCTTGATCCAGGTCGGCGTGCTGCCGGAGCCGGAGCAGTACCGCGTCGAGTGGCCCGACCTCAACAAGCAGACGGACGAGGAGAAGACCGCCGTGGGAGCCAGGGCAACCGAGGCTCTCGTGAAGTACGTCGGTGGAAACGGAGACGCGGTGATCGAGCCCGTGTCGTGGCTGACGAAGGTGATGGGCTGGACTGACGAGGATGCCCAGGCCGCCATCGACTCGACGGTGGAGTACCACGAGAACCCGGTGCTCGAGGAGGAGGAAGAAGAAGACGAGCTGGACCGTGCCATGAGGGAGCAGGAGCTGGAGCGCAAGAAAGCCGAGGTCGACCAGATTCGCGGAGGCAACAATGCCCAGCCCGAGGAAGAATGAGAAGCAGAGCGACTTCGTCAATCGCTGTGTTCCGTACGTGATTGACGAAGGAACTGCCAAGACCCGCAGCCAGGCCGTGGCGATATGCTACAGCCTCTATCGACGCAAGCGGAGCCCGGTAGCCAATGCTCGCAGGGCCGGTCGCGTAGACCCGTCCAGGACGACGATGCTGCGACAGCGGTACATCGGCGAGATGCGTGCCAGGTTTCGCTTGTTCAAGCGCAAGCTGCGGGAGCTCGTCGAGGAGGAAGACGCTTTCGGGTTGCGGCACCGCAGCGGGTCACTGACGGTGATGACTCGCTGGATGCCGCTCAGCAGCGAGAAGCAGCTGGAGGAGTTCATGCGCTGGACCGAGGCGCAGAGCAAGGTCATCACGGGTGATCCGAAAGACCTTTGGATGCGCAAGTATGTCGAGGAGGCGTACCGCAAGGGAGCGACGAGGACGTTCGACGACGTGCGCCATCCGGAGCTAGCCGAGTCCATGGACTTCTACCAGGGGACTCGTCGCGAGTTCCTGATGCAGGCGTTCGGCTCGCCCCCGGCCGTTGAGAAGATCAACCTGCTGGCGATGCGAAACTACTCGGAGCTCAAGGGCGTGACTCAGGACATGTCGAAAGAGATCGCTCGGGAGCTGGTGGACGGAATGGCTGCGGGGAAGAACCCTCGCGAGGTGGCCCGCAGCATGAGCAACAAGATCGCCAGCATCGAGCGGCGGCGCGCAGAGGTCATAGCCCGCACGGAGACGATACGGGCGCACGCCGAGGGGCAGCTAGACGCGATGGTGCAGCTCGGCGTCACAGAGGTAGGCGTGATGGTCGAGTGGAACGTGGCAGGTGACGACCGAGTATGTCCGCTGTGCGCTGACCTGGACGGTATCGTGCTGAAGATCGACGAGGCGCGTGGGTCGATTCCTCGGCATCCGAACTGCCGCTGCATCTGGATCCCCGCCAACATCGGAGAAGACCGTGTACAGAAGGAGACTCGGTTCAACCGAGAGACCGGCAAGTACGAGCTGGTCGAGGTGAGGCAGAAGCGTACAAAAGGAAAGATTGATCGGGCCATAAAGAGATCCAAGAAGAAGGGAGTAAAGGATTGGTCGTTGGGTAAACCCATTTCAAAGATACGCCCCAAAGACGCGGTTGGAGAACGAATAAGTACGAAGGCGAAACGGTACGGGAGCATGGCGATGAAGGCGGCCAATGCCGGACCTACATTGGCCGAGGAAGTAGCGAAGGAAGCCGGGGCATCTCCAGGGTTAGCGAAGTTGGCGATGGTTGCCGCTACGATTGGGGACTTCTCCGTACCGGGGGTTCCGGTTGGTAGCGCCGTGATCATCGCGTTATCGTCCGTCAAAAGTCCTGGGGTAACATACCGAGTGGCCAGGGGAATCATCGGGAGGTTAATGAGCTAATGGATCTGAACAAGCAACCCCGCAAGCGCGAGATAGTCTATGGCGTGTTAGAGAGGGCCAAGAACAGCGTGGACGCGGAACAATGGTTCGTTGGATATTACGCGGCACGAGACGAGGGGGTCAGACATGAGCGAGCAATGGATCTGGCAGATGAGTACGTGAGGGAGGTTTCGTAATGGGTGATGCGCCGAAAGTGAGCGGGCCTGAGCAACGGATTTTGGAGGTATTGTCTGACGGAATGATCCATACGCGGAGGGAGCTGCGCGAAGCCGTTGGAACGAAAAGCGATGGGGCATTGTCCGTCTATATCTCGCGGTTGCGGAACATACTATGTGAGTACGACTCGGAGTTGGCTATTCTCAGCGTGCCTAACTCTAGCAAGTCTGTGTTCCGTTTATGTCGCGTGGTGTTCACCACGTTAAGGCTTTAATTGTTTTCAAAAACTGTTGAGCAAGGTAAGATTGCCCCTGGAGGTCTTCAGATGGAAAAGCTGATCGCGAACCTGGCAGGTGCGACGAGGCGGGAGCGTCTCGGAGGCCGCGAGTATCTGGTTGCCCCGCTAACGATGATCGTTCCCGGAGTGCTCAACGGCAGCAAGGGGGCACTCTACTATCCTGAGGACGAGATCGCGAAGAGTCCGTCCGCATGGAACCACATGCCCATCGTTGCCTACCATCCCGTGGAGAACGGCGTTCACGTGTCCGCTCGTCACCCGGCCGTCCTCGACAAGCAGGGAATCGGCTACGTCTTCGGTGCAAAGGCCGAGGGAAAGCTGACGGCCGAGGGTTGGTTCGACGTGGAGCGAACCGAAGCGGTCGACAACCGCATCCTTCAGGCCCTCGAGGAAGGCAGGCAGCTGGAACTGAGCACCGGATTGTTCACGGATAACGAACCGGCCGAGGAAGGAGCCACCCACAACGGCAAAGCCTACGAATACGTGGCCCGCAACTACCGTCCCGACCATCTGGCGATCTTGCCCGACCAGATCGGTGCTTGTTCGGTGAAGGACGGCTGCGGCGTGCTCGTGAATACCGACGTTTCTGAACTAATACGAAAGGAACTGAGTCTGATGGACAAGAAGAAAACCATCGACTTTCTCATCGAGAACTGCTCGTGCTGGGAGACCGGCGACCGTGAGATGCTGGAAGGGTTGAGCGACGAGAAGCTCGGCGCTCTGAAGGCCAACACGGAGAAGATCCTGCAAGAGCAGGCCGTGGCTAACGCGGCACGCAAGGGATTCGAGGACGACAACGTGTCGTTCACGTGGAACGAAGAGAAGGGTGAGTTCGACGCCAAGGTCAAGCCGCCCAAGGCGAAAGAGGGAGAGGAAACGCCGCCCGTGGCGAACAAGAAAGAGGAGCCCAAGCCCAAGACCACCGAGGAGTACCTCAAGGAACTCCCCGTTGAGATCCAGACCGTGGTCAACCGTTCGTTGGCCAAGGAGAAGGCCGAGCGTGACAAGTTGGTCGAGGCGATCACAGCCAACAAGCGCAACAAGCTGACGAAGGACCAGCTGAACAGGATGGACACGGAGCAGCTGGAGGCCATCGCCGCGCTGGCGGTCGAGGTCAAGCCCAACTACACGGGCGCGGCTGCTCCGGCGGCGAATGCTCGAGAGGACGATGACGACGTCAACGACGTTCTGCCTCTGCCCACGATCAACTGGGAAGAAGTTTCCAAGTGATCCCCCTGACCACATCCCCCAATTACCCAGGAGGTAGAAATGACTGTTTCCAATACGGCCATCGTTCTCTCGGCGGAACCGCGAGGTGTCTTCAAGGAAGGCATCGTGAGCGGGACTCCCAAGCCCGGGACGATCATGCAGATCAAGGAGTCCACCGAGCCGGTGGGTGGCAAGCACACGTGGGAGGTCTTCGACGCCGACGAGAACGGCTCGCAGCGGCTGATCGCTGTGCTGCTCGAGGATTCGCTCCAGGGCAAGACGGTTAGC